TGCGCGTTATCATAAGCGATAGCGCTGCCTTCGTTCTTAACCGGAGCAGCCGAGAATCCCGACAGCTTGGTTTCTTCTTCGAACGAACGCTCGGAGGTTTCGGTGTCAAAGATTTCCTTATGCTCTTCACCGTAGCGAGCATATTCCAGACCGAACAGAGCGTTCAGACCGGGCAGGAGTTCTTTAAGGAGTTGTGCGCGTGAAATAGCCATTTACATATTCTCCTTAAACGCCAGTTGCTTGACGATATTGGTGACCACCGGTAGCGCCGGTCGTCGGCTCGTTCCACTTCACGATAACCTCGGTATAAGAGCCGGGGTAACCCGCGAAAGCGGTTTCGGGCACAACATCGATAATGCGAACGGGCCAAGTGTTCGTGGTGGCAGTGGTAGCACCGATAGCAACGCCTGAGTTACCGGTCGTCGCATTACCAGCGGCTTGGGTAAGGATAGCGTTGTTACCCACGTTCGTACGGTTAACATAGTTAATCGTGGACGGGGCGCTATTCGAAGTGACGACCGCGACACGGAACAGTTGATCCGGGTCATCAGCAACATAAGCCATAACGTCAGTGACGTTGGTGGTGCCGGGATAGTACTGGCGGAACGTCTTGCCATAGGTCGGGTCCGTATAGGTGCACCCGAGGAAAACGCCGACAGGGGTAGCCGCATCCGTACCGACGTCTTTATCGACGGTGCCAGAGTTAAGCAGTTTCACGACGTCGCCAAAGTAAATGGCAGTCGAGGAGTTGGTAACAATCGGGATTTGACGGGTGGAACCCGCAAAAACCTGACCACCGATCAGATTGATCGGAATAAGCCCATAAGGGGCGCTAACAGAAGGATAAGCCATCCAAAGCTCCTAATCTATTTGCCTTTGCCGAACGATGTCTTGGACTGTCGCTCCCTAAAGAGGGGCATCCGAGGATCGTTTTCTCGCATGAAGTTGTTATCGACAGATTCGATTTGAGCACGGGTCTGCTTTTCGACGTATTCTCGACGCTGATCCATGAACTCGGAGGGAATCTTGCAGAGCAACAATCCTGCGACTTCAATGTTGTCCTTAAATCGACTGTTGGGGTCTACCAACATCTGGAACTTGGGTTGTTCTTCAATCCGAACCGGCTCCCAGCCTTCCCGTATTTTGGACGAGACGTTGCGGGGGTCAGCCTGTCCTTGAGTAGAGACACGCACCCATCGATAGGCGTACCCCGGTTGTTTGTCCGGTTCCGGCAGGGCCGAGGCTGGCTGCCATGACTTCGGACGCTCAAACTGCGTACGGGTATCTAGTTCTCGCGTAAGCCTTGATTCCGTCATTTTAATTCTCCAACTTCGAAAATTCCCGGGCGTATTGCTCAGGAGTAAGCCCCAATTTCTTAGCAATGCTAATCTGGGACTGTTTCAACACGATCTTTTTTGAAGATGTGCTTCGAGAAGCGGAGGCAACCACGGTAGCAGGACGCGATGCGGGTTTGGTGTTACCGCCAGTCGATTTAGTTGCTTCCCCGAAATACTCAGGGAAACGGCGTTGCATCGTGCTGTCGATGCTCTGCCAGTATTCGTCGGTGCCGGTGTAACCAGCGCCGTGTTTTGCTTCGAGCTTCTGGTGAAGCCCAAGAGCCGAGGCCGTCATCTCCGGGTCTGTACCCCACCACGTATTGCGCTCTTGCCACGCCATAGTCTTGGAATCGGGCCTCGGAGCAGCCGCGTATTGAGTATTAGTTACCGCAGGTTCTTCTTCTTGTAAAGCAGGGCGGTAGCTCTTTAGTTGTTGAAGCTTGTATTTAGCTTCGGTTAGCTTCTCCTGCGCCTCGATAACCTTATCGGAATCGCCTTCTTCGTACGCTTGCTTATAAGCACGGCGCGCCTCGGCTGCTTCCATTTCAGCGGTGTCTTTATAACTAGAGACGAGGTGGCTTTCACCGTTAGAAAGCGACGCTTTAAGCCGCTTATTCTCTTCCATCATCCGCTGGGCGACGGAAAGAGCCTCGTATTTCTCACGAGATTCACGTTCCTTTTCCCGGCGCTCGTCGTGCCAGACCTTCTTCATCTGCTTAAGACGAGTCTTAACCTTGTCGGAATAGTCTTCGAGTTCGTCTGCCTCTAGTTCCTCAACCAGTTCTTTAGGCATTGGCGCACGATCCCGGTCCTCCGGGGGCGTATCATCCTCTACCTCAATTTCGGGTCCATCCTCGATCTCGAAATCGAAATCGTCTTCTTGTTTATCAACCATTTGTGCCTCCTTAAGGCTTTGATTACGCGCGACTAATCCCGCGTGGGTCATCGACAACAGCTTCAACAGCGTCATCGTTGATTATCCGAAACTCCCGACCGTGAATCTTAACCCGAGTACCGGCATGGGGGCGCACAAGGACAAAATCGCCCTCGCTGCACCAAGCTCCGCTGGGGAACCTTTTCTCATCTTTGTAGCAATCGGGGCCGAGCTTCAGGACGAAGAGCACCGTGGTAAGGAGTTCTTCATGCTCAATGGTGATATCGGCTTTGAGGATACCGCTCTCGAACTTCGCACCAACCTCGGGGATCGCACACAAGATACGATAGCCGGAGGGGTCTGGAAGCTGTTTAGCTTTCTGTTCGTCGGTATCAGGTAGTACGGTTGCATCGTCGAGGTTGTCGGTGCTTGTAGCCAACAAAAGTTTAGTCATCTGCGTTTTCCATCCTTTCCGCAGTTTCGATGATCATATTATTGACCATCAATAACCCACGGACTATTCCGCAGGAATACTTGTAATCCCCATGATCTTTGGCCGTACCTTTGGCTAGATCATAAGAAAGGTGATTGACTTCTTCTTGTATCTTGTCTGAAAGATACTTCAGGATATCGTTACTCATTCAGTTTCCTCTGTAGCTTCTGGAGCTTCTGTAGTTTCTTCTTGCGAAGCTTGTTGCGCCTGTTGGGCGGCTAGTTGCATGGCCTGCATCCCGGCCTGATGGGACCGGTCGGCTACCTTGTGTTCGCTCTCATGGGCGCGTTGAGCACCTTCACGAGCGATATCTACTCCGATACGCAGGCCTTCGATCTTGTCTTTGGATTCCTGCCCTGCCTTATCTGTAGCGATCTTTGCACCAACCTGCAGGCCCGCGATGCGTTCCTGTACGGCCAGACGTTCCGTCTCGATCTCAAGCTGGTCCGCCTTAGTGGCGGCGTCGATCTTCAGCTTCTCTTCCTTAACAGCGACTTCACGGGCCTTAAGGGCCAGTTCTTGCTGCTGCATCTGGACAATCGGGTCTTGCGCGGTCTGCTGCGCTTGTTGCTGCGCTGCCTGATTCTGGTTTGTCTGAAGGACTTGCTTGGCAGCGGCAGCGGCCAGACGAGAAATCTCCAGTTCAGTGTCCTGTTTCATCTCCGCGTCAGGGGCCGGGTACGGAACACCAGCAGCATCCTCGATCTGTTTGCGGTACTTGAAGCCCATGTGCTCCATGATGTGAGCCTGCATCGCCGCCATCATGCCCTGTGCCTGCGGGTTCTGCCCCATAAGCTGAGCGATCTGCGGGTCCTGCAACGCCGAGGTATGCACCGTTATGTGCGCATCATGGTCCTGCGGGAGGAACGCTTTGACCGGTTTGCCATTGAAAACGTTGATATTTTCGCTGACAGGATCGACCGGCTTCTGCTCGTCAGTATCCATGGGCACAAGTTTGTTCGCGTTCTTAACACCGAGAATCTCCAGCATCTGCCTGTGCAGGTAGGGGAGGTCGTAAATCTGCGGAGCGCCTTGGGCCATCTGCATGACGGCTTGGTACTGCACAACCTTCTGGGCCATAGTGGCGGCGTTAGGGTCGCTGACGGGGATAACGGTAACGAAGTCGTAGTCACCCTTTTTAGCCTTCGGAGTGCCTTCCTCGGGCTCGTACGAGTACTCGTCGGGGGTATAGTCACGGATGATATCCTTAAGAAGCCGGAACTCTTGCTTCATCGCGTAGTGGATGCGCGCCTGAACGGCAGACATCACCTTCAAAGTGCGTTCGAGGATAGCAAGGGTCGAGCCAACCGGAGAATTAGCCGACATATCAGACACTTGAAGGTCTGCAGCACCCGCAAAACGACGCCCCTCGTCTACGATGGTGCCGAGAAGGGAGTACAGGACTTGGCTAGGCTCCTTATACGGGAGCGGCATCAGGTTATCGCGGATCTAACCGCTGGCTACGTCTACGTCGCGCCATTCCGCCGGGGCAATGGGGGTGTCATCACCCTTGACACGAAGGCCCTTAGTCTTGAATCCGCCCGGTAGATTAGAAAGAGTCCCAGCATCGACAAGCTGGCGAATAAGAGAAGTACCAGACTTAGCAAAAGCACCAATGAGATGGATAAGGCCGAAAGCATAGAAACCAAAGCCCGGTATATAGCTATAATGCACAAAGTGATTACGTTTTTGCTTGGTTTCATCTTCGGGATGCCAGTTTCGCCGAATTGCTAGTACAGTTTCGGTGTTTTTCTCGATTGTGACAACATAAGGGAGGGCAATACCCGTCTCTTCGCCATCTTCGTCCTTATCTTCGTACCCCGGGAGGTTAATATCGACGTGCATTTCAAGGATTTTGAACCGGTCGTCCGATGACGCACGGAATCCCATCTTTTCAGCGATCTTTTTCTCGACTTCATCGAAGGTATCGACCGGATCACCGAGGTCAACGTCCCTGTAGAAGCCCGCTGCCTGTAGTTTCTTAAGCTCGTTAGGTGTCTTTCGCATGACATGGGTCACGCGCTCCGACGTTTGCAAATTAGAGGCCCCGTAGGGGACAACAACGTCCTCCGCAGGAACAAAAAGCGAGACCTGACGCTGCAGCGAGGGGTCGTAATACACCTTCTTGAATGCATTTCCGGAAAGGCCGAGGCCCCAAAGCATACGCTCGTGCTCTGGACGGTACTCAACCATGCGATCCGTCAACTGGTAGTTCATATCGTCGCTAACCCGGAGCGCCGCGTCCTTTTTCTCTTGTGTTTCCTTACCGATAATCAATGTCTTCACCGGACCAGCAGCCGGGAACGTCTCCATCATGGTCTCGGCCTGAAACTTAACCAGCGCTTCGCTCAGGAGCGGATGGTATACACCGCATGCACCGGGCCACGGCTCGCTTCGGTCCTCGACTTTTAGACCAAGAAGCTCCAAACCGTCCACATATGTCTGAATCCAGTCCTTGCGGGA